TTATTATTTTGTGATGGTAAACCAGGAACAGCAGAAGGTAGTCCAAAAATCATTGCATTAATGTTAGAAATATGGTCAATTGTATAAATAATGATAGGGACTAATAACAATAATAATAATTGTATATAATGCTGTTTTACATATTGTATAATAGAATTAAAATCCCAAACTGAAAATTCATCCTTTACTACAGTCGCATCTTTCTCCATATTATAATATATATTCATTTTTAAAAAAATTTCTACCTTTCCTAAAACTATAATTGGATTTATTGTTGTGATAAACCAAACCGTTCACTTAAAATATTTGTTTTGGTTTGTTGTTTTTTTTGTAATTTTTTTTTAATTTGATAGGTATTCGATGGAATTATTTTATTATTAATTATAAAGTCATCATTGTCTTCATGTAATTCAGGTAAAATCCTTGTAAGAGGTTTATCTACAATTAAAAATAAACGCTCATTCCTTAATAAAGCCCTATATTCTTGTATTGATAAATTTCCACAATACTTTTCTAGCATATAATACGGATTAGGTGCAGGTTTAATATTTTTCTTATAATCATATATCTTTGAATAAATATGATTTATTAAATGATATCTTTCAAATTTAGAAGAACTATCAATATTTTCTTCCATCAAATAAGCTGTTGCACATTCTGGACTACAAAAACATCCATAAACATGATATGATTCTTTAATAAAATGCTTAGGTATATAAACAGGTGGATTATCAAACTCATAAGTGCACCAAAAACAAGCAGATTTTTTATCATAAATATTATTAACATGCAAATTATGTTCTAAAACTTTAAGTTTTTTCCAGATATCACGAATATCTGACTCCTTGTCAATTTTATCATCACATTCATAATCATCATCTATAACAACATTATTATTATTAAATCTATTTTGATTATTAGAATTATCATTATTTAAATTTAAAAAAGATTCCGAATTATTTACTATATTGTTAAAAGACAATTGGGTTTGATTTTGAAAATTATAAGATTCTATTTCTGAACCTAAAATAGAATTATTTTGTAAATCTTTAATGGAACATTTAAGATGTAAAATAACATTTGGTTTTGTTTCTTTATTATTATTAATTGGAACAATTTGTTGAATTATTTTTCCTCCTTTAGGTTTCCTTCCACGTTTTTTGGGAATTGGTTTTTCTTCTTCTGTAGAAGGCAATGAAAAAATATTTTTTTCACCAACTTCATTTTCATCTACTTCATCATTTTCTTCTACTTCATCGTTTTCGTGAGATTTTAATAATTCTTCTACATTTATAGATTCAGCTTGTATGTTTGTTGTTTCTTCAATTACAACATTAATATTTTCTTGTGATACATTTTTATTTTCTTTAGGTTTACGACCACGTTTCTTTGAAACAATATTGGTTTCATTAGATACAATATTTACTAGACTTTTTTTAACCATTTTATTTTATACATAATAGTATAATTTTGATTTAAATAGTTTTAAAATATGTTTTTTCAGATTACTTATTTTTTTTGAATATAACATTTTCTACAGACTGGAATATAATTTTCAGAACCTACAACAGTTTGTTCAATTTCATTTGTTAAACGCATAGAAAATATTCCAGCAGTTCCATCTTTGCATAATGAACATAATGATGTTAATTTTCTAACTTTATCACAAAGTGGAATCAAATCTAATATTTGTCCAAATTTTTTTCTCTCAAAATCACCATCCAAACCGCAGATATATATTTTTTTATTATTATTAAGCATATCTATAACAATTTCATAAATATCAGGAAAGAATTGACCTTCATTAATCAATATAACTTCAGAGTTTTTTAAATTTTCTGATTTAGGCCAAATTTCTGCCAACAAATTTGCTTGTAAACAAGGTGCCATTATTTGGTCATGACTAGAAACCATAGTTTCATGATATCTATTATCAATTTTATGATTAATAATAGATACAGGAATATTACAGAATTTACATTGTTTATAAATTTTCAAAATTTCGCTTGTTTTTCCTGAGTACATTGGGCCAATAATAATTTCTAAATATGCAGCACTATTTGAAGTTGATGTTGTCATAATTTTCTTGTATGTATCCATTAAATACCTCTAATATTTTTTAATTCAATTATTTAATTAATTATGTATTAAACAAATATTAGATAATTAATTAAATGAGTACGGGTATACCATGGGTTGAATTTTTTAGACCAAAAATTTTTGATGACATTGTGTTAGACCCTTTAAATAGAGCAATTCTTAAAAATATTATAGATTCTTCTTACTTCCCCAATTTACTTTTTTATGGGCCACCTGGCACAGGTAAAACAACTACTATCATAAATCTAATTAATTCTTATCAGGAACGTTTAAATAATAAAAATAAGGACCTTATTATTCATTTAAATGCTTCTGACGAGAGAGGTATTGATATTATTCGAAATCAAATTAATTGTTTTGTAAATTCTAAACCTTTATTTAATACTGGAATGAAATTTGTAATATTAGATGAAGTTGATTATATGACAAAAAATGCTCAACAAGCATTACGATATCTTTTACAAAATTATTCTAGCAATGTCCGTTTTTGTTTAATATGTAATTATATAAGTAAAATTGATGAAGGATTGCAGAACGAATTTATTAGGCTAAGATTTAATCAATTACCTAAATCCGATATAATTAAATTTTTATCTCACATTTCAGAATCAGAAAAATTAAATCTTTCACAAAAATCTCTTGAATGTATACAAAAATTATATAAATCAGATATTCGAAGCATGATAAATTTTATGCAATCTAATCAGAATATTGTAAATGAAATAGTCGTAGTAGGTAATATAATCGATAATGATATCTGGGAAACTCTTTTAAAAAGACTCAAAAAGAGAGAAAATATAGAAAATATTCAAAATTACGTCCATTCAATTAGTATTCAATTTAATATTGATAAAAAAAATATAATTAAAGATTTTTTAAATTATATTATTCGCAATTATCCTGCTCTTTTAGAAAAAAAAATTTTATATTTTATTGAAAATTTGATGCATTCTCAAATTCAAAACAATAATGTTCATATTTTTTATTCATTATCTAAACTGTCATCCTTATTATCTACAAACTCATGAGTATTAACATTATTATATAAATTCATTCGTTTATGTAATTTTAACATAAACTCATTAGGAGGTGAACTTTTTGAAGGGTCAAAAAAATTCTGCTTTAGGCTATATTCGCCTTCCTTCATAGTTGTAGATAAAGTTGTCTTAATAGGAATACAACGTGTTCTTTCATGGATGACGTATGATTTTGGTTCCATTCTTTATATTATATTATAAAGAAAATAATTGAAATAAAATTAATATAAAGAATATAAAGATAACAATTGATTTTATAGCAATGGCAATCACCATGGATATTGACAAAGAATGGGAAAATTTTATTTCATCCGGACATGATGATTATTCATCAGATGAAGAAGAAGTAAATGAAATTCTCAAACAAACTCCAGAAGAATTTATTTCAGCAAATTTGGCATCTGATTTAAATTGTTTTGAAGCCCCTAAAGCTTCCTCTATTTATATCTCAACTAAAACCAAAATTGCTTACTTAAATACGCCTATTGATTTAAAGGATATATTTTGGCAGGTCTCTGTTATTCCATATGCTAAACCGTGTAATGGTGTTATTAAAAAACAAATGAAATTTAATTCTTTAACACCTGAGGAACTCTTATATATTCAAGATAAGCTCAAGGATGAACCTTATTTTGAAGAATTTGTTATTACGCATATTGATAATCCAGCTGGGCGAATAAAATTTAAAGATACACGAAAAATTAGCATTGGAATTTCTAAAAAAGATTTAACTAGTTATCGTTGTAAAAAGAAGAGTGCATTTTACAATTGTTTTGTATTAATTCTTAGAATGAAAGTTCAGCAAACATTTAAGGAATTTCATGTAAAAGTTTTTAATACTGGTAAACTTGAAATTCCTGGAGTGCAAAGCGAACCTATATTTGAGCTTATTTTAAAACAGGTATTAGAAACACTCCAGCTTTATGTAAAAACACCTTTGGGATACAAAGATGATACTAATGAAACTGTTTTAATAAATTCAAATTTTAATTGCGGCTTCTTTATTAATAGAGAAACTCTTTATGATATTTTAAAATTTAAATACAATATTCAATCTATTTACGACCCTTGCTCATATCCTGGCATTCAATGTAAATTTTATTATAACCCTGATATTGACTTGCAAAATGGGTGTCAGATTTCAGAAGAAAATAAACATCTCTATAAAAATATGAAGGAGGTTTCATTTATGATTTTCAGAACTGGAAGTGTTCTTATTGTTGGTCGTTGTGATGAAAATGTTTTGCTAATTATTTATGAATATCTTAAAGTAATATTTATTAATGAGTATAAAAATATTTGTCAAAAAAATATCAAAGTAAACGAAGATGGAGAGCTGATTCTTAAGGATAAGAAAAAGAAGACACGACGTAAAAATATTACTATTGAAGTTATGAGTAATAATTAAGATAATAAAAACCAGTTTATAAATTTATTTGGATTTAATGTTTGTAATTTATTAATAAAATCTTCTTGATTTATTTTTTCCTCACTAGTTTTAACCAATTCCTGATTTTTGATAAAGTGTTTTACTAATAAATAATTTATATCAAAAAACAATGTTAGGTCCTCTATTTTATTATATAATTTTTCAGTTATATTTTCTAGAATAAAAATTTTTGATTTGTTCATAAATGGATTTAGTTTTTCAGTTAATTTAACAATATAAGAAATACATGAAACATCAATACTCTTATTCTGAATTATTTTTAATAAATAAGTTTGATATAAATTTATATAACTTTTTAGTATGTCCATTTTAAGTTTAAATTCGTTTGATGTATCTTCATTTATTTTTTTTAATTCATTATTAATATCAAATACTGTTTTTTTATAAACATATGTTGTTGCATCTCTTGATGTTAATTGTAAAAACATTTTTTCATCATCAGATATTTGGCCTACAAATTCTACATAAAAATAATAAGATTTTTGTGAATGAAAATAGGTTAAATCTATATTTTTAGTATAAAACATTATATTTAAAAATACATTTGTTATAGTATCTAACCCACGTATAATAATAAATTTCGATAAGCTCGCACTTTTAATTTTTGTATTTTCCATAATAAATTTAAAATATTCAATAATTAATTCTGTATATTTTTTTATTGCTTCATTTAGGTCAAAATATATTTCTTTTTTATAGTTTTCGCTATTTTGCAAAGAATAATTATTGTCTTTATTAGATAATATACTTTTCATTCTATTTAATATTATTTTAAAATATTTAAATTATAATACTTTTTAAACAATAAGTATTTAAAGAATAATATAAAATACTTATATAAAATGTCTGAACAATCTAAACCAACTCAAAAGACTGATACCAGCTTTAATTATAGACTACCTTCTGATATCACATTAAAACATGCTGCTAAACTAAGTATTGTTGATGATAAACCCGTTATGTTTGATTATTGGACAGCTTCATTAGATAAAAAGGCGCTTATCGGTGCAAAGGAAAATTCCGAGAAGTTATTAGTTAAATCAGAAGAAGAGTATACCAGTGTTATTCAAAAGTTCTACAAATCGGGCTCTGAATATATTATTATTACTGAAAATTCAATTTATATTGTCTCGAATGAGATTCCAACAAGAAAGATATCTTAATTCTACCTTTAATAAAGGTAGAGCCAAATCTATGATTTTAAGAAAAGTGAAGCAAATTACAAATTAATTAATATATTTATATAAACAACTTAAAGACTTTATATAAATACAAAGGTGTAAAATATACAATTATTTTCTATATTTTTATTTGATATAATATATTTAAGAGTTGTTATTATTAATATTTAAAGTTGTTTTATTTTTATATAATATTTATATAAAATGGATAATCTAATTATAAATGCAAACTTTGAAACTGGTGATTTAACAGGTTGGACACAAATACAAACACAAAATGTTTTTGTAAGTTCACCTGGTTACAATTCTAATTATTGTTTAAATATTGGAAATTACAATACTTTTTCACCTCTTATTTCACAAACATTTGATACAGTTATTGGAACATATTATACTTTGTCTTATTATTTAAAGAATGGTGAAGCTAATAATTTTAATTCTCAATTTGCTGCATTAATAAATGGAAATATTATACCAAATTGTTATGTTAATACTAATTCTCCATTTGATTGGACTCTTTATTCATTTACATTTGTTGCTACGACTTCAACAGTTACATTATCTTTTTATTCATATATTGACTATATGCATCCTGGATATTTGTATTTAGCAAATATTTCTTTTGTAGACCCTCCTGCTCCTACAGTAACATTACCTACTACCACAATAAAACCATATATTCATATAGTAAATCCTCGCATGGGATTAGGAAGTAATTCAAATGGACAATTTTGGTATGGAAATACTACCAATTTTCCTGGTTTTTTATATAAGAAAAATACTGGTGTAGGAGGTAGAAGAAGCACATTAATGAATCCAGGAGGAAATATTTATTGCAATAAATCTCGTTATTTATATAATAAATACAAA